AGCCGCTTTATCAGGAGACAGAAATTTATGTGAAGTCTTTAAATCAAAAGGAGATTTCCATAGTTCTATTGCTAAATTAGTTTTTAGATTATCTTGTGAAGTAGACCAAGTTAAAGACTTACATCCATTTGAAAGACAAGCAGCAAAAGCTGTAACCTTTGGAATAATGTATGGAGCTGGTCCTCATAAGATTTCTCAACAAGTAACAAAAGATTCAGGATCTGAGTTTACAATACAAGAAGCAAAAGGAGTGATAACTCAATACTTTAATCAGTTTAATAGATTAAAGAATTGGTTAGATGAACAAAAAGAATTTATTGAAGCTAATGCATTTCTGTATTCTACATTTGGTAGAAAGAGAAGATTAGAAAATGTAAATAGCTCAGATAAAGGTATAGCGGCACACGAAGTAAGAAGTGGAATTAATTTCTTAGTTCAATCTGTAGCTTCTGATATTAACCTATTGGGTGCAATAGATATGAACAACTATATTAAACAGCACGGACTAAAAAGTAAAATATTTGCACTTGTCCATGACTCCATCTTAGCCGAATGTCCAGAACATGAGATAGATGCTTATAGTAGTAAACTGAAAGAGTTTATGCAAAAAGATAGAGGAATTTATATAGCAGGTGCTCCTGTTGGTTGTGATTTTGAAGTTGGTAGAGATTATTCATTCGGGAAATTTGATAAGCTATATGCTTGATCTAAATATTACGTTTCCAATATGGGTAATAAACTCTAATAATGTATGGGAACAAGATGGAATAATATTTATAGAAAATGAAGTATTAGACGATAGAAACCAAAAAGGTGACACCATAGGTAAGCGTAGGTTACAAACACCCCTAAAAAACTTGTTTAATTTGAAATTTCAAATAGATGACTATATAGGGTTAATTAAGCATCGAGGAAAAAATTATATAGATTCAAGTGGAAAACATATTTATTATGAGAAAACGAAGTATACACCACTAAAATGTCATAAAATTATGAATATAGAAGATCATTTATTATCTTCTACAGTTTGGTTAAAAGATATTATGTTTTCATTTAAAGTTAAACGCCCACCAACAAGTAAGAAATCGTGGGCACAGGTATTGTATCTAAACGGGCTACCGTGGTTGATATATGAATTTTTAGAGCAAAGGATAGAAGATACTAGGAGAAAAGTATGAAAAAGTGGGAGTGTATGATATGTGGCTTTATTTATGATGAAGAAGAAGGTTGGCCAGATGATGGTATAGAAGCAGGTACTGCTTGGGAAGATGTTCCAGATGATTGGATTTGTCCTGATTGTGGAGTTGGTAAAGAAGATTTTGATATGGTAAAAATATGAAAGTAGAAACATGGATAATGATAGTAGCTCTTGCTATTCCAATCCTATCCTTAGTTGTGATAGGTTTCAGTATGCTATTGATACAGTATATTATGGTATGAAAGCAGTTCTAAGTAATAGAGTTTATTTATCTGTAGATGAAACCCATCAAGAGTATGTAGACAAAGAATTAACTTATACTATTCCTAGTTATGATCCTAGAGATCCGCCTATTACTATTAAAAATATGGGCATAATTCGAAAAGGATTAGTAACTATTCCAAGTGGTAGAGAAGATTTAATACCTAAAGATTATGAGATAGTTGATAAACGAATTAAAGTACAAGCTGATTTTCCAGAATTTCAGTTTGAATTACGACCAAGTCAGCAAAAGGTTTTTGATGAAGTGAATGACAGTTGTATAATAAACGCTTGGGTAAGTTGGGGCAAAACATTTACCGCCTTAGCAATCGCAAAGAAACTTGGGCAGAAAACTTTAGTTGTAGTTCATACTTTAGCTTTATTAAAGCAGTGGGAAACTGAAATAGCAAAAGTCTTTGGTATACAAGCTGGAATTATTGGCGGTGGAAAGTTCAATATTGATAGTCCTATTGTACTCGGAAGTGTGCAGTCTTTGTACCGTAGAATCCCTGCAATTTCTGATAGATTTGGAACTGTGATACTTGATGAGATGCATCATGTTAGTAGTCCAACTTTTGGAAAAATAGTAGATAAAAATAAAGCAAGGTATAAGTTGGGATTATCGGGTACAATAGAAAGAAAAGATGGTAAACATGTGGTATTTAGAGACTATTTTGGACAAACAGTACTAAAACCACCAAAAGAGAACTATATGACTCCTAAAGTGGATATTATATTCTCAGACGTAAGATTTTTAGATGGACAGAGTATACCGTGGGCTAATAAAGTAACCCACTTAACCTATCAAGAAGAGTATATTCACTCTGTCTCAATGATAGCCAGCAACTATGCGGCTAGAGGACATAAAGTTTTAGTAGTTTCAGATAGAGTGGAATTTCTAAAAACTTGTGCCAGACTAAGTGGAGATGAGGCAGTTTGCATAACAGGAGACATACCTCATGAACAAAGACCAGATATAATGAAACAAATCTGGGCAGATAAGGATATTCTCTATGGGACGCAATCTATATTTTCAGAAGGTATCTCATTAGATTGTCTTAGTTGTTTAGTCTTAGCAACACCTGTTAATAATGACCCGTTACTCACTCAATTAATAGGTAGAATAATAAGAGTACAAAAAAATAAGAAACAACCTGTTGTAGTAGATATTAATCTACAGGGTAAAACCGCAAGGAAGCAGGCTAATAATAGAAAGGGATATTATATGAAACAAGGCTATGAAGTACATAACCTATAAAAAAATACTTCTTGACAACAGGTTGATTTTTTAGTATAATATAATGATACGATATAATTGGAAAAAAATATTAAGAGAAAGCAAGGGTAAGGTATCTGACGTAATGTTGATAATATGGTATGTTACCTACAACTATCCACCTACCAGTAAAAGAGATAGGTTATATAAATTCTATGAAAAGAATTACTCAGGAGACAGTTTTTTAATTAATCCTGAAGGATTATATAAGTATCGTAAGACAGCTTCAGATTCGGAATGGGCTGCATATATCGGAGTAGCATCTTATAGAAGTTACAATGACTATATAGTAAATCAACAATTAACACTTGAGGTAGAACGAGTACCGAAACGACTTCAGCCTATAATATTAAAAAATAGACTACTCAAAATTGAAAAAGGACATATCCATTTTCTATATGAGAAGTTACACACGGAGAAATAAATGGCATTAAAATTTGCACAACTAGAAGGAAAGGCTAAAAAGTCTTCCATTAATCAATTCCAATACGTAGATGGGGACAATATTGTCCGTATGGTCGGAGATATACTTCCTAGATATGTATATTGGATAAAAGGTGAGAACGCGAAAAATATTCCTATGGAATGTTTATCCTTCAATCGTTCAACAGAAACCTTTGACAATAAAGAGAAGGATTGGGTAAAAGCATATCACCCAGAAATGAAATGTGGTTGGTCTTATGCGATACAATGTATCGATCCAAAAGACGGACAAGTAAAAGTACTAAATCTAAAGAAAAAATTGCTAGAACAAGTAATGTTAGCAGCTGAAGATTTGGGGGATCCTACTGATTCTGAAACTGGCTGGGACTTACATTTCAATAGAAAGAAAACAGGTCCAATGGCTTTCAATGTAGAGTACCAATTACAAGTACTTAGATGTAAAGTTAGAGCATTAAATGAGGATGAAAAAGCGTCTATCGAAGAACTTAAATCAATGGATGAAGTTCTACCTAGACCTAGTCCTGATGCTCAAAAAGAACTATTAGATAGAGTTAGAGCAGGCGCAAATGAAGCCCCTGCTGAAGTAGCATCAGAGTTCGCCGCAGATAAAAAATGGTAATACTTTTTACCGCAGATTGGCATTTAAAGTTAGGACAAAAGAATGTCCCCTTGAAATGGGCGAAAGACAGATACCAAGAGTTCTTTCGTCAAATACAAGAGACTGAAAAACTTGTTGATTTGCACATCATTGGGGGAGATCTGTTTGACAGACTCCCTTCAATGCCTGAATTAGAGTTATATTTTAATTTTATAAGTGGAGTAGGAATTCCAACAATTATATTTGATGGAAACCACGAAGCAACTAGAAAGAATAAAACTTTTTTTACACAATTAAAAGCCGCTAGTGAAAAACTGAACCCACTTGTGGAGATAGTAGATTATATGGATAAGAGAGATGAGTTTAGTATTCTCCCTTACTGTAGTTTACATGATAAATGGAATCCAATACTAGATTTAGATATAAGGAAACCCCTATTTACACATGTAAGAGCTTCTATTCCCCCTCATGTAACGCCAGAAATAGACTTAGCAAGATTATCTCAGTTTCCTATAGTATTTGCAGGAGATTTACATAGTCATTCTAATACTCAATTAAATATAGTATATCCAGGCAGTCCTATGACTACACAATTTCATAGAACAGAAGTTAAGACAGGATATATTTTAATTGACACGGAAGACTGGAATTGGGAATGGAAAGAGTTTAAGTTACCGCAACTACTTAGAAAGACGGTCACAGACCCAGACGCCATGATCTCAACCACATATAACCATACGATCTATGAGTTGGAGGGTGATGTGGCCGATCTTTCATTAGTTAAAAATACAGAGTTACTTGATAAAAAAGTAATCAAAAGAAAAACAGAAGCTACCCTTATATTAGGTAATGATATGACAATGGAAGAGGAGCTTGCAGAATATCTTAGTTATATTCTCGAATTAAAGGAAAAGACAGTACAACAAATAATAGGAATTTTTCATGATCACTCTAAAGAAGCTCGAGTGGGATAACTGCTTTAGCTACGGAAAAAATAATAGTTTAAACCTGAATCAAAATACTCTTACTCAATTAGTGGGAACTAATGGTACAGGTAAATCATCCCTACCTCTTATAATAGAGGAAGTTCTATATAATAAGAATAGTAAGGGGATAAAAAAAGCAGATATACAAAATAGGTTTCAAAATGCTGGTTATACAATT